CTGTCCTTGCGCAGGTCTGCCATGAACTTCTCGGCGGCGGCCTGCTCCTCCATCACGTCGGTGGCCTGCGCCATCGCGCGGATCACGGCCTGCCACTGCTCTGGCAGCGAAGACAGCCCGCCATCGGCGAGCGCCTTGTTGAGGATCTCCTGCGCCTTGGAAGTGACCTGCGTCTGGCCAGCGAACTTCGACTGCGCCGCCAGCAGGTCGGTCACGATCTTCTGGTACGCGGTCCCGTAGGTGCGCTCTGCCTCGTAGGACTCGCGGGAGGTCTTCGCGCGGTCCTTGTACTTCTCGTTGACCGCGGCAATGGCCTTGGCGAGATCCGCCTCGATTGCGGCCTGGTCCGCGCCGATTCGCTGCCGGGCAAGCACCGCGTCCGTCTGCAGGCGCGCGATCTCGGCCTGGCGCTTCTGCTCCTTGTCGGCAGACTCCGCGGCGGCCTTGGCGAGGCGCAGGCCCGCGTCCTTGGCGGCATTCTGCTCGCGTGTGGCCTCGGTGGTGAGGCGCTCGATCGACAGTTGCGCCTCGAGCAGCGCCTGCTCGGCGCGCAGCGATGCCAGACTGGCCTCGACGGCCCGGCGGCGATCCGGCGCAATCTGCGACGAGTTCGCGACACGCGAAAGTTGAGCCTCGATGTCTTCGATCTGCTTGCTGACGGCCTCCAGGCGCGTGGCGGTGCCCTGCTCGCGACCGATGTTCAGCATCGCGTCCCAGGCTTCCTTGGCGACGCTGACAATCGCCTTCCACCCGCGCTCGACGGCCCCGAGGTTCTGCTGCAACTGCTTGGTGCGGCCTTCCATCGCGTTGGCGTAGGCTTCCTGCGCCGCGGTGGCCGCCTCCTGCACCTGGCCCTGGTCTTCCAGCGCGCGGATCTGCTTGTAGACCTCCGCGGTCAGGAAGTTGTACTTCTCGTTGAGCTTGGTGATCGCGTCGACTGGCGACTTCCCGAGTTCTTCGAATTCCTTGCGCGTGTCGGCGATCGCCTGCCCGGTCGTGCGCTCCAGCGCCAGCGCAATCTCGGTGAACCGCTCGATGTTCTCGCCAGCGATCTTCGTTGACCCGGCCATCTCGGCGAGCGCCGCAGCCGCTGCGCGCTGGGTGCCGCCCACCGCGTCCAGGCGCACGGCCATGTCTGCCAGTTGGCCAGACGTGAGCCCAGCCGAATTCCCCGTCAGGATCAGCGCGCGGTTGTACGCGGTGGCCTCGTCGGATCCCTGCTTGTAGGCCAGCGCCAGCGCGGCCGCTGCTGCCGCCAGCACGGTGAACGGCGTGACGGATGCGGCAACGTATGACCCGAGGGCCCGCAGCGTGTTGCCGATCCCACCGAACATGTCCTTGAGCTGGCCGCCCTGTTGGATTAAGACCGTAAATGGCGCCTGGCCGCTGAGAAGCGACGTCACGATGTCGGTGACCTGCGGGGCGATGAACCGCATCTGCAACGCGGTATCGCGGGCGTTGAGCCCCAGCGCGCCCATCTTCTGCGACGAGCGTTCCAGTTGCGCGATGAGCGGCGCGGCCTCCTGCGTCACACCGAGCATCGACGCGCGCATCGCCAGCAGTTCGCTGCTGGACTTCCCGATGGCCGCGACCTGGTTGCGCAGCGACTCAACCAGGCGCTGGCCCTCGGTGGACTTGCGCTGCTCCTCGGCGAGCTTTTGCTGGGCCGCTGCGACTTGCCGAATGCTGTCGGCCAGCGGCTTGTAGACCGACTCCGGGATCCCGCGCAGGCGCAGTTGCGCCTCGTAGAACTCGACGGTGCGCCGGCCGCCGGACTGGAACTCGATGCCCAGCCGCTCCAGCTCACTGATGTTGCGCGTGACCGAGCGCGACAGTTCCGCGGTGCCCTTGCCGCTTTCCTGGCGGATGCGCTCCCACTCGGCTTTCGCCGCCTTGCCGGCATCGGAGACGACCGCCCCAAGGCTGGACAGCGACTTCTTGGCGTTCTCGACCCCGGCGGTCAGTCCGTCGGTGTTCGCAGTGATCTCTACCTGCGCCTTACCGACTGTGAGTTCTTCCGCCATCTAGTCGCTCGCTTCCCGAATGGTCTTCAGCGCTTCGGACTCCATCACGCGGATGTCGTCCACCATCTGGTCGTAGGAATCGTCGTCCAGGTGCATGCGGTCGATGAACCGCAGCAGCACGTTGTAGTCGAGACCGGTGAATCCGGACATCGACGTGCGCCACTGCGTGCCCATGCGCACGAACAACTGCACCGCCGCCATATGCTCCGGCCATACGTCGACCGGATCACCGACGACGTCGTCGACCGTCAGACCGAACTGGTTCAGTTCACTGGCCGACGGATCGCGGCGGTACAGAGCCCGCGCTATCGCCCGAAGTTTCCCAGCTTGGCGTCCTGCAGTTCCTGCATGTACCGCACGAAGATCGCCACGCCGCTGCCGGGGAACTGCTCCAGCATCGTGGCAATGTTCTCGGCGGTCCAGGCGTCCTCGAGATCCCAGCCGCTGGCCATCTGCATGACGTGCTCGGCCGTGATGCCGTCGGCATCGAGGTCGATGGCCTCGCGCCATGTCTTGAGGTCGGACTTCGTGCGGTGCCGGAAGGTGAACTCCACCGGCACGCCGTCCTTGTTGCCGGGGACCGGGATCCCGACGGCAAGTTTGAACGTTGGGGATGCGGCAAGAACGAGACGCTGCTTGGCCATGACGGCTCCTTGTGGTGATTGGAAGAAACGGGCCGGCGATCAACCCGGCCCGTGCTACATGGGAACGGCTTACGCCGAGTAGCGAACCGGCTTCGACAGCAGGTTGAACGTCGCCCGAACCGCCGAGACCTGGTTCTTCGACAGCGTCGGCGTCTCGTTGAACGAGACGTACCCGTAGTAGTAGATGACCGAGCCGTCCGGCATCGAGAGCTTCAGCGCGCGAGCGGCACGCGATTCCGCGGCGGCCTTCAGTGCGATGTAGCCGGCGAGCGCCGGGTCGTCGGCGATCGTCATGTTGATCGTCATCGGGCTCGACTGCGTCGGCAACTGGGTCTCGTAGTCCTGCTCGAGGAACGAGTAGGTCACGAACTGCATGTCCCCACCGCTGGTCGTCAGGTCGAGGATCTGCGTGATCTGCGTGAACGCGCTGACCTCCTTGACCGACCCGGTTCCGCTCGTCGCCGGGTAGTCGTCGGTGTCGCTGGAGTCGATGCCCTCCAGTTCGAAGGTGCTCGCCGACTGCTGGTCGACCTTGACGACACGGTCGTTGAGCTTTGCCCAGCCGCTGGTGACGACAACGATGTCGCCGTCGGTCAGGCCGTGGCCGGTGGCGGTCGCGACTGCCGGGTTGGCATTGGAGACCGCGGTGACGGTGATCGGGCTTCCGTAGGTGGTGCCCAGCGAGATGATGACGCCATTGGGGAGTGCGACAGCCATGATTGGCTCCTTTCAGACAAACGATTGAGTGCGCCCGGTGGGCAACAAAAAGCCCGCGCGCAGCGGGCCATCCATCACGCCCTTTCGGGCACAAAAAAGCCCGCACAGGGCGGGCCGTCTTGTTCAGCGTCCGATGTGGTTCAGTCGGTGAACCAGATCGAGAATTCCTGCAGCGTTCCGTACAACTTCGTCTCGGCGTCGTAGGTCGCCCACAACGCGCCCTGCGGCAGCGCACGCAGCGTCGTCGAGGTGATCAGTGAGTCCTCGACGGCGCGCATCTTCGCGGTGGCGTCCAGATAGGTCGTTGACCAGACCGTGAGTTCCACCACCGCGTTCTTCTTGGACGGCTTGGCCGACTCCAGGAACGTGATCGCATCACCGCCACGCTGCACATACACGCAGTACGGGGTGTCCGCACCGAACGGCGCCTCGGCCGGGTACACGCGCCCAGAGAACGTCGACGTCAGGCGCGCGACGAGATCGGATTCCAGGCTCATGCCGGCGTGAACGTGCGGAACTCGGACTCGGCACGCTGCAGCATGGCGCGCACCGCGTTTTGCTTGGCCGCCTGATAGCCAGGGTGCAGGAACGGACGCGCCGGCACCTTCTTGTCGACCGGCAGCCGGAACAGGTAGCGCGCCTTCTCGTCCAGTGGCATGCGGCTCGGCAATCCATTCTTCGGGTACTTGCCGCGCATCTCTGGCCGGACCACCGTCCACCAGCGCCCGTCAGGGCCCTTGTGGATCGCGAACCGGCGCAGATACCCGTACTCCAGCAGATGCGCGTGCGGAGCCCGCGGCAGGCCGGATGACCGCTCGGTACGCCAGGAGACGTGATACGTCGACTCGTACTTGCCCGAGTTGTCCTTGGAGAACGCCTGGTAGATCGAGCCCCGCAGGTTCCCGGTCTTCTGCCCGATCGCGCCCGCGCGCCGGCGCACCTCGTCGACGAAGACCTGCGCGCCGGCCTGCGCGACGGGGCGACTCAGTTCGCCGGCAGCCTTGCCGAGGAAGTTGTCCAGCGCAGCTGTCACTTGCCGCGTGTCCAGCGTCATTTCGAACTCAGCCATCCGCGCCCCCGAGGTGGCACACCAGGTCGACGTATTGCCTTCCGACCATGTCGTAAAGCACCGACTTGATGTCGTACACGTTCGACCCGTGAACGACCCGCATGCCTGCGGTCAGACCCGC